CGTATCATCAACGTTAGTGATAAGTACGGTCTGACCTACAGATAGGTTGTGAGTAGCGGACGTAGTTAGTGTGGCTACGTTACTTGTAAGTATCTTGTTATTAATAGAGAACGTTTGTTCTTCATCTCCTCGTACCATCTTAATCACAGAGGCTCTTGATACACCAGCCACTGCATTAGCAGAGCTTAGAACATCTTGTAGATTAATACGGTCGTTAAATGCCACGTTGTCAAAAGCAAACAACTCTTGAATAGCAGACTGAATGTCTGCTGTAACTTTAGCTTTAACATATTGCGGTAAGATAACACAGTCAAGTTTAAGTTGAGCAGGTACGTACTTAGGTGGTTGGAATGTCAACGTTGTGCCTGGAGGAGTCTTATCTGAGAAAAAGGTATAAACTTTCTCAACTAAGTTGTTAAAGACAGTTGATGCGGTCAAACCATCAGACTGAAGTCCAGAGTCTCCATAAGGAGCTAAGTAAATAGTAATGCTGCTATAAACTTCAGCAATAGAAATTGCTTTAGCCACTCCCTGTACTTGAACAGCAAGAGATGAATAATCAGCCAACGATACAGCACGGCTTAAAGCTCTGATACTTTGCGGAGCGTTTACTCTGATAGAGTCAGTTGTTTCTGGGTCCGCTCCACCAGATGCTGCTCCAGAAATCTCACCCACGTTTTGGTTCACAACAGTCAACCCAGTTACCTGGTTTGTAAGAATGAACTTAATAGTGTTAGCTGATACGTTTCCTTGAATTCCTCCGCCTACACGGTAGGTAGCAGTAATTTGAGCACCATTAGCTGGAATACGACCGCTGATTCCATCTCCAAACGTTACATATGTAACGTTATCAGCATCAGCTTCTGCAATAAATACTGGGTCAAATTCTTGGTAATCAATTAGGTAGGGAACTTGAGAGTAGTTAACTCCCGCAATAGTTAAGGATACGCTTCCGTTAATAACTGGGCTTTGAGCTAATTCAAATATTTGGTTAGGGGTACCGTTAGATACTCCAATAACTTCATTAGTAACTGTCTCACCTTGAGTTGCAGCTACAGTTGCTGAACCGTTTAATGCCCCAACTTTTGCTGGCACAGTTACAGCCACATCTGTTTCAAATATAACCTGAGTTCTTTGTCCGTTGTTTACTACGCTAGTAGCTACCTGAGTCTTTGCTGGTACTGTAATTGGGTCCGCAGTAGAGTTCTGAAATGTAAGAAGTACAGTTGCTGGAGTTGCTCCTGTAGGAACATACCCAAGAATTTTTGCAATATTAAGTACGCTGCTTTTCTGGCTAGCGGTAGACAAAAATGACTCATTAAGTGAACGGTCAATATAAAAGTTTAGCTCATCAGCAACATATGAAAACAGTTCAATCAGTGTCATACCAAAGTCTGAAGGGTCGCGGTTAGTCCACTGAGGCGCAAAGTTAGGGATAAGGTTGATTAAGTCTGCTCTTACAGCTTCGTAATCTCTAGATGTATAGTCTACTTGAGGCACAAAGTTATCAGCCATTTGTTGGTATCTCCCTTATAATTTCCCCTGCTCTTGTAAGCAAGTCTGTTTTTATGTTTAAATCTTGGATAATGCTGTCGCCACCCATATTATAAAATACTTCAAACTCTAACCCATTATCTGTAACAGTTGGGTTAACGCTAATTAATGTAAGGTATGGAAACCATGTAGTAAAACATCCTGAAACGGCATTTTCCACATTAGCAATTGCGTCATTTTCATTTTCAAAAGCCGCTCTATGAACATAAGAACCGTAGGTCGGTCTCATTACTCTTTCATCAAAGCTAGTCATTACAGCTAAAACTACTCTGTCTTGAATAATCTTTTTCAAGTCTGTTGTGTAAGAAATTTCTCCAGCACTATTAAAGGAGAAGGGCAGGGATATAGCGCGTTGTTCAGCCATCTAACTCAACTCCCATCCATACTGGATAATTAGGGTCTCCGCCTATAAACATAACCCATACTTTTTGACCAACTCTAGGTACAAGTCTATGGGGTGTATGCTCAGGAGTCTGGTTTGTCTCTTGGTCATCATTCCATTTTTCGTCTTTATCCTCGGCAGTTTCGTGCTCATGGTCAAGGCTAAGGCTGTTACCTGTGTGGTTATTAGTATGAGTTAAAGTCTGGGTAGCGCTGAAGGTATGAGTGTGGGAACCAAAGGTGCTTACCGTTGCTCCACCTGTAGTACCTGATACCGAAACTGAGTGGTCTCCATGAGCATTAAGCAGGGCAGCTACCTCAGCCGCCAAGTGCTTTTTATGGTCAGGGTGGTTAGAGTTAGCAATTACTGGAAGGCATGGTCTAGCCCACTCAGTAATCTCCTGCCCCATAACCTGGGGAACTTGAAGCTTGATACGGCTATCGTTTTCTGGGTCGTCAACGTCAGCGCAGATACCTTGATAGATACCGTAGAACTTTAACTCATCCATTAATTAGCTTTCTTTTGCAATCTTGTAGTAATCGTTTGAGGTCTTCTTTTCTCTACAAACGTCACCTTTTTAACAGGTGCTGTTGTTTTCCATAAAGAAGGGGCTCTAACACCAGCCACTGGTTTTGCTCTGTTTCCTATCTTACCAAAGCTTACCGTATTACGTTTATTTGATACAACGTTATTTTTTATTATTTTAGACTTTGGAACCACTTTAGTTTGTTTAATTCCAGGGTCAATTTTTCTTATCTTAGTTGATGGTGGCACTGATACCAAAGACCCGCCAAAACTTACAGCTTTACCTAAAGAGTCTGTACCTAGAGATAACTCAGTTACATAAGAAAATACGTTAGTTTCTGTTTCAATGAACTTATGCTGAGTACTAAGGATTACCCAGTAACCGCTGTAAGTAGAGCCAATGCCTTCTAGGTATACAGGCATGTTAGGTCGTAGGTCTGGTTCTCCAAGAGCAATAGCAGAAGCTCTATATGGAAAAGAGGCACGTAGGTCTGCCGCTTCGGCTTCATACGCAGCTATCTCAGCATTAGGAGCAACAATTGCTGTATTAAAACGGTCAAACATTTCAAATTGAGTTATAGCTTTTGTTTTAGCAGGTCGCTTTTGTTTAGTAATAGATATTGGAGACTTTGCTAGTCTGTCCACTCCCTGCACTGCATGAGCAGCCTTCATGTCGTCCCCATCAAATGATATTGACTCACTAATAATGGGTTTGAAGCTGTACAGGTTAGACCCATCAGTGCTGCTTTCGTCTCTCATTACAAGTGTAGAAGCTTCACTTCTATAGTTTTTAAAGTCTTCCATCATAGGTTCAAAGTAAATCTCTGTGTTTTGGGTTCTAATTGTGTAACCAATTTGTTTAGCTAGTCGTACCAACATCTGCCAATCGGTACTTCCAGTGTGTGAAATTTGTTCAAAAACACGTGGGTGAGGCACCCCGTAATAAGTAAGCCCGTGCTTTGAAGCAAGGTCTCTAACCACCTGGTCAGCTGTGTGGTCCCTATAAACTTTTTGAGAAGCTTGCTTTAAAGGAAAAGAACCACCAATTAAAACAACTTCTGTAAATGCAGTTCCAGGAGTTCTATTAGGTTCAATGTGATGAATGTACCCGTAAAAATTTCTTCTAGAGGTTGCTCCCTTAATGCTAACAGATACGGGTGACCCTGGTTTTACAACGTCGTAGTCAACATCCCAATCTCTAAACATGATGCTCATCATTTCATGCTCATAGTTTTTTTGATACAAAGTAGCGCTGTATACTCTTTTAGGAAAATCTACAGAGTCTTCAAAGTTAACTGAGATATAACTAAACACTAGGAATCCTAAGTATTGTTCCAGTTGGAATGTTTGTAAAGTCTTTTATCTCTGGATTAAACTCAGCAATTACCCACCAAAACGATGGAGTTTTGTAGTACTTATAAGCTAGGGTATCTAACCTTTCACCGTCCAAATAATAATGTGAAGCGTATGTAACTACGCCTAAGTCAGTCATTGTGTAAAAAACAGTTGGGTTCTCATCCCCGTTTTCTTTTGTTGAAAAGAAATCAATAAGAGAGTACTCGTACCTAGAACCTGAATAAATAGTCACAACGCCTCCTAGATAATTGTAGAACCAGCAAAACAGTCAACACTAAAGCTAACTGAGGTACGGATAGGAATCATTTCTTCTGTAAACATCGTATGGCTAATAGACAGGTTTGTAATCCAACCAACATAAGAAAGCGCTGTCTTTGCGTTTTCTCCAAATCTAAAAGCTAATAAAGTTGGAGACAAGAATCCAATATCCGCGGTCTCTTTACCTAAAAGAGTTTTCCACGAACCCGCGTTTGTACCTGTTCCATTAATACATTTAAATAGGTATTCTAAATCAGCCATAGTTCCATATGTATGTAGGTCATAAAGCTTTTTAACCTTAGACTCTGTTGCTGAACCTTCAACATCTAATCCGTATTTATACT